TCATCGACATGATGAAGGCGATGGTTGACAAGACGATTGAGGAGCGAGAGAGCAAGGACATTGACAGCGACACGTTTGCGAAAGCCGTGATGCTGGCGTTGCTCGCATACTCTTGTTCGTGCAGCGACAACCAGGCCGACGTTGAAACCATCAGCGGATTCACGGTCGAGATTTGATGGTGGATGGTGGATCGTTGCGTGTTCCGAAAGGTCACGCAACGGTTTGAAAGGGGATCAGCATGACGAAGTTTCTCAGCATCCTGAATCAGATTCGCATTTTTCATTGGCAGACCAAGAGCTACGCGGAACACAAGGCTCTTGGAAAGTTGTACGACAATCTTGACGAACTGGTCGATGACTTCGTTGAGACTTTCAGCGGTCGATACGGCAAGGTTCCCACGGCATCCGACTTGTTCAAGACTCAGGCATCGAACTACGTTGACAACGCCGACGTGATCGAGTATCTGAATCAGGTCGTGCAGTATCTTGAGCAGGAAATCCCCGACTCTCTCGACGTGAACGACACGGAACTGCTGAACATCCGCGACGACATGCTTGCCGCCGTGAATCACACCAAGTACTTGCTCCGGTTGAAGTGAGACTTGGTTCCCTTGGTGCTGGGCCGAAGCTCAGCATCGGGTTTGAATGGACTGCTCGCCCTTGTCGGGCGATACAAACAGGGAGGTTTCATGCTTGTCGTGACCATCAGGGTCGGTGAGCACGCCACCATCAGCGTGCCAGGCAGAGGCGAATGCGTGATCCACGCCGTCGCCGCCAATCATCACGGTTGTCGAGTTGGATTCGAGTGTCCCAAGGACTGGCAGATTTGCCGGTCGGACGCGAAGGATCAACGTCCACGCAATCACAAGGAGGAATCGAAATGACCATTGCGTTGCAGCAATTCCCGGACGGTCATCGCCTGACCAATTCGCAGATCAGCACGTTCCGCACATGCCAGCGGAAGGAATACTACCGCAATCGCTTGGGCGTTGCGCCCGAGAACTCGGGCAAGGCTTTGCGATTCGGCACGATGATCCATCTCGGGATCGAGTTGGTGGCGAAGGGACTTCCGCTCAGCGAGGCGACGAAGCAAATCGCCAAGCAGTACGAGAGCATCAGGTTCTCGGGTGTCGATGATCCTCGAAACATCGAGATGGAATCGGCCACGGTCATTTGTCTCACCAACGCCTATCACTGGTGGTGGGGTTGCGATACTCGCACCGACTTGTTGGTGTCCACTAACATCGCAACCGAGGAACAGTTTGAGGTGAAGATCCCGTATCAGAAGCGGGTCTTTGCTGGCAAGATCGACGGCATCGTCAGGCTCGGCAACGGCCAGGTTGCCCTGCGTGAAACCAAGACGACGAGCGAGGACTGTTCCCCGAGCAGCGACTACTACGCTCGCCTGCGAATCGACAATCAGATCAGCGGGTACGTCGTTGCGGCCAAGAGCCTCAACGTGCGAATCGACACGATTCTGTACGACATCATTCGCAAGCCGACCATCAGGCCGTACTCGGCCACGCCTGCCGAGTCACGCAAATACACCAAAGAGGGCAAGCTCTACGCCAACCAGCGTGAGCATGATGAAACGCCGGACGAGTTTTACACTCGTCTGTCCGCCGACATCATCAGCGAACCGACCAAGTATTTCTACAGGTACAACATCCCGCGTCTGGAATCGGACTTGCAGGATTGGAAGGATGAGTTGATCGACACGATGCGGGAAATGGACACGGCGTACAAGTCAGGTCGGGCACCACGCAATACTGCTGCGTGCTTGGCCTATGGCCGATGCCCCTATCTCGATGTGTGTCATTCGGGTATTGTCGAGGGCGGCAGTGTGCCCCCCGGTTTCAGGATTGCCACCAAGTCACATGAGGAGTTGGAATGATTCCCCGTCCCCCCACCCAACCAGGACCGCCGACCGTCAAGCCGGTCAAGATGCTTGACCTCAAGCCCCGCGTTGCATCGAAGCCCGTGCCACGCATTGTGTACTACGCCGTCGAAGGGTTCGGCAAGACCACGTTTGCAGCCGGTGGTCCCGATCCCGTCGTGCTTGCAGCCCGTGATGAAAAGGGCGTGCAACGCCTGCTTGACAGCGGCACGATCAAGCCCCTGCCGGTGATCGACATTGCCGATTGGAATGAACTGTTGTCAACGCTGGATGCCTTGGCGAGTCAGCAGCATGACCGCAAGACCATCGTGCTTGATTCGCTTGGTGCGTTCGAGCGTTTGTGTCAGGAAGAAGTCATCAGGCGAGATTTCAAGGGCGACCCCGGCGATGGCGGTTTCCTTGGTTTCGGTCGCGGACCCAAGGTGTGCCTCACCGAATGGACGAGGCTGTTGCAGAAGCTTGACGCACTCAACGCGAAAGGCATGATGATCGTGGTTCTCGGTCATTCGTACGTTGAGAAATTCAAGAACCCCACGGGTGCGGACTTCGACCGATTCTCTTGCAAGATGGACCCGCTTGCGTGGTCGATGGTCAAGGGCTGGGCCGACTGCGTTTGGTTTGGCAACTTCCTGACCATCACGCAGCAGGCCAGCAAGCTTGCGAAAGCCAAGGGAATTGGTGGAACAGACCGAGTTGTGTACACTCAACGTCGAGACTCGCATGACGCGAAGCCTGGGTACGTCATGCCGAGCGAGATCGTGTTGCCGGAAGACCCGGCTCAGGTTTGGAATGAGTTGACCCAGCACATTTTCAACAGGAGTGTTTGATATGGCGACGGATCGTTCGCAGTTGTGGGCCGAGTCCGGTGATTACCGTGGCGTTCCCACCAGCATCATGTTCAAGGAAACCAGCAAGGGCACGCCGTACATGGAGGTGACGTTTACGGTGCAAGGGCACCCGAAGTACGTCAAGCTCTGGCTCAGCGAAAAGAGCCAGGATCGAACCATGACGTTGCTCAAGGATCTCGGTTTCAACAACGACTGGGAGAACCCGGCAGTCACTCGCACGACCGAGGTGCAGTTGTCGTGCAAGCACAATGAGTGGCAGGGCAAGTGGTACGAGGAATGGTCTTTCTGGGGTGAGCGTCAAGCCGCCGCCCCCATCGCCAAGACGAAGGCCGCAGCGTACGCCGCCGCGTTCCGCAACGTGGCTGGTGTGACCAAGCCAGCTGCGCCAGCGGCACCGCTTGCTCCCCTTCCCAAGCCGCCTGCTGCTTCTCCTCCGGCTCCTCCGGCTCCAACCCCTCCTGCTCCGAGTACTCCCGCTCCTCTTGCCTCAACCGAAGACGAAGCTTGGGCCGTGTTCTGCAAGGAATACTTGGACGACGAGGCTCGCAACAACAGTTGGCTGAAGACCATTGCGGAGATCAAGCCCAAGACTCCTGGAGACTGGAACAGGGTCGCACAGGTCGCCATGCTTCCCTTCTGACGTACTCATCTCTCCTGTCCCCTTGCACGCTTCTGACGGGGCGTGCAGGGTTTATGCACCTATTCCACCCCGATTGCTTGAAGTCTCCCGAGATGACGCCGGAGCAGTACGCGCAACTGCTTCAATCAATGCAAGATAACGGGTTCGATTCTCAGTATCCCATCATTCGTTTCGACGGCATGATCCTCGACGGGCGGCATCGGTACAAGGCCGCGAAGGAGATGGGGATCGAACCCGTGTTTGTGGACTGGAAGCCGGTCGGCAATGACACCCCGGCGAAGTTCGCCCTTCGCTCGAACATCCGGCGTGACATGACGGTTTCGCAGAAAGCCGCGTACATGGTTCGCATGAACGGAGGCGAGTTGTCGATCAGCGAAATGGCGGACATGGCAAACGTGTCGCCCCGCACCATCGCCAAAGCCAAGGCGATTCAGCGTGAAGCACCCGAGATGATCGAGCAGATTGCAAGCGGCGAGATTACCCTCGCGGATGCGGAACGAACACTCGAAGAACCGAAGGCTGTTGCCGAAGAAGAACCCACCAAAGATCAGGCTGAAGCGGCGTTGGCGAGCAAGGCCAGGTTCAACGAGGTCGTCAAGCAGGTGAGTTTGCTTGAGGCCGCGATTGAAAATCTTGCACGCGATCCGATTGGGTGCAAGGTTCGCATGAATCAGATCAGCGTCGAGTGCAAGAACATCCGAGATGCGATTCGATGGGCCACGCCGTTCAAGCGTTGCCCGTACAAGACGTGCAGCACGACCGGGTGCAAGGCGTGCGGTGGAAATCAGTGGGTCACGAAGGATGTATGGAACAACATCCCCAAGGAGATCAAGGGAAATGAAGCTCAGGCCGTACCAGAATGAAACAGTCAACAGCGTCATCGAGAAGTTGACGAACAACAAGTCAACGCTTGTCGTCTTGCCAACGGGTGCAGGCAAGACCGTGTGCTTCGCTCACTTGTGCAAGCACTACATGCAGCATGGTCGCGTCATGGTGATTGCCCATCGTGAGGAGTTGATCCGGCAAGCGGCCAGCAAGATCGAGCAGATCACCGGCTATCGCCCGTCGATTGAAATGGCGAGCGAGTACAGCGACGAGATGGGATTCGCCAAGCCCAGGATCGTCGTCAGCAGCGTTCAAACTCTCGTCACCGGCAGGATGATGAGGTTCGATCCGAGCGAGTTCTCGCTCGTCATCACCGACGAGGCCCACCATTGTTGTGCAGCTTCATACGCAAAGGTGTATGACCACATCCTGTCCAACAAGGCCAAGCACTTAGGCGTGACGGCCACGCCGGATCGTGCCGACGAGCAGGCGTTGGGCAAGGTGTTTGACACCGTGGCGTTCGACTACGAACTGCCCGCGATCATCGAAGATGGTTGGCTGGTGCCGATCAAACAAAGCATGGTGATGATCGAGGGTCTTGACTACAGCAGGGCCAAGACCACAGCGGGCGACTTGAATCAGGCCGACGTTGCTTCGGCTCAGGCGAACGAACACATCCTGCATGAGATGATTTCACCGATCATCGAGATTGCTGGCACTCGCAAGACCATCGTGTTCGCCACGCCCGGCAGCAAGAAGCCTGACGGCGACGAGGATGGGTTTCACATTGCCGAGCGAATGACCGAGATCCTGAATCGGCACAAGCCCAACTCAGCCCGTCGAGTGTCGCAAGATACGCCCAAGCCCGAGCGTCGGCAGATGCTTCAGGACTTTGCTGAGGGTCGATTCCAGTTTCTCGTCAACGTCGGCGTGTTGACGGAAGGGTTTGACGATCCGACAATCAAGGTCGTGGCGATCACTCGCCCCACCAAGAGCCGCAGCCTGTACTCACAGATGATCGGCAGAGGCACCAGGCCGTTGCCCGGCATCGTGGACGGGTGGGAGAACAAGGCCGAACGCAAGCACGCAATCAAAACATCGGACAAGGACCACATCGAGGTTCTTGATTTCGTGGGCAACAGCGGCAGGCACAAGCTTGTGACGACGGCTGACATTCTCGGCGGCAAATACGACGACGAGGTTGTTGATCGAGCAAAGAAGAAAGCCGAGGAATCGGACGAAGCCGTGGACATGGCCGAGGTTCTTGAGGAAGCAAAGGACGAGATTCATCAGGAACGCAAGGCCAAGGCGAGAGCAGCGATCATCGCCCGTGCGAAGTTCACGGTGCAGAACGTCGATCCGTTCGACGTGTTTGATCTCGAACCAATGCGTGAGCGGGAATGGAACAAGGGCAAGCCGCCTACGCAGGCTCAGTGTGCAGCGTTGCAGAAGGCCGGTATTCCGGTTCACCCGAATCTCACCATGACCCAGGCCGGAAGGTTGTTGTCTGAGGAGTTCCGCCGTCGAGATGCCGGTCTTGTGGGATTTAGGGCGTTGGCGGCTGGTGCGGACAAAGACATGACAGTCAAGGAGTTGAATCAGGACCGATTCAAAATGTGGTCGCAACGATTTGCTTCTACTTGAGTAGACATCTAGACTGATGCAGGAGAAATGAAATGATGGACGAAGAAATCAATCGCTTTAGCCAGCAAGTCAGATCACTCAAGGAACAGATTGAAGTGCTGCAAGACGCACACATGCACGAAGTCGCGAGAGCGAATCAACTCGCTCACGACCTTGCGATCACGCGTGCGAATCTCGAATCGCTGCGTTCGTCAATCATCGCCGCGTGTGCAGGCACTGGATGCCTCAACGCCCATGAACTGCGTCAGCGGCTCGACAGGGCCGAGGCCGAACGAAACGTGCTGCGAGCCGAGGTGAAGGCGTGGCGCGAGTGGTACGAAGAAGAGATGGACATCAACGTGACCGAGCCGCTTTTGTATCAGGCCGTGATCAACGCATGGGCCGACACCGACGCGGCGAAGGCGATGGAGGAGAAGCGATGAACCACGAAGATGCACATAGTCTGATCGGCTACGGCAACGGCTCCGGCAACGACAACGGCTCCGGCGACGGCTACGACAACGGCTCCGGCGACGGCTACGGCTACGGCTACGGCTACGGCTACGGCAACGGCTACGGCTACGGCAACGGCTACGGCGACGGCAACGGCTCCGGCTACGGCGACGGCTACGGCGACGGCTACGGCTCCGGCTACGGCATTGGTTATTGAGCGGCACAGCCGCAGGAAGTGAGTGAGGAATGTTGATTCAGAAGGCAATCGAAACGGCAGTGAACAAGGCTCTCGGCGTTGAGAGCGACAACATCACGCAGCAGCGACTTCAGATCGTGGTTTTGCATCGTGGTTGGGTTGTCATTGGCATGGTGGCCATCAGCGGCGACGACGTGACCATCGGAAACGCGAGCGTGATTCGCGTGTGGGGCACGACGAAGGGCCTTGGAGAGATCGCGTTGGGTGGCCCGAACAAAGACACGATGCTTGACCAGTGCGGTGTCGTGCGTGCTCACAGAAACAGCGTGATTATGTACATCGACTGCGTGGAATCGAAGTGGAGCGGCAAGTGATCGACGCGGCGAAGGCGATGGAGGAGAACACGAAATGATCTATGACGAATCAGCGTTTCCGCGACCCGCAAGCATTGGAAATGACTACGTAACTGGTGAAGAGGGAGTGGTGGTAGATCCGCAGCAGGGAATGACCCTCCGCGACTACTTCGCGGCCAAAGCGATGCAGGCCATGATCGAAAGCTTCCGAATCGTGAACCACCGAAACCCATTGATCGACGGCGATGTGAGCACCATGGAGCCGAACCGAGAGATGATTCTCGACCGCAACACCAAGACCGGCGAATGCGATGGGGCTGCCGAGATCGCGGCCGACGCCTACGCCATTGCCGACGCCATGCTGAAAAAGCGAAATGAGCGATGAACCCGGAGCCACGATAACGTGAGGCGCATGATGATCACGCAGGACGATCTCGACAAGGCCCGACGTGAGCCACGGTTCAGGCAACCCACTTCATTCTACCGGGTGTGGTGGGGATTGGACAAAGTGATTGTCGCATAGTGCTGGTGTGCTATCAGGAACAGGCGTGCCACTGTGGTTCAAGTCCACAACATCGTCATTAGAGGATGTCAGGTGAATGAAGGCAGGCCATGTGGGTTCGATTCCCACCGACAATCTTGGAGAAACAATGAAAGAAAAAAATGAATGGAGCCTGTTGATTTGTTGTCATGGAGAAGTGGAATCCAACTGCTTTTCATGCAAAGAAATCAAAACACTGAAAGCAAAACTCAAAAAAGCGAGCGATACGTTCATTGCGATTTCGGAATACTGGAACGGCAGCGGAAACTCTATGGCGTTGATCGATGCGTTGGAAGCCATGAGAAACATGGCAGATGAAGCGGCGAAGGCGATGGAGGAGCGGTGATACACGTCACGGTTCAAGCCAAACCAAAGTCACCATCGTTCTACGCGACCGTTGTGGTCGGCAAAGAACAGTTCAACGGATATGGAGAATGCAAATGGACAGCAATACTGGACGCGGTGCAGAGAGCCAAGAGTCACTTCAGCCGACCCCAAGAAATTGTCGAATCATCGTCGCCGGAGCAGGAGCCATTGCTGCCATTCTCAGGCTGACGAGCCATGCCGCCAGCAATCAGAATGACCTGCGTATCAGGGCGATTGAGGTGGCCGACGAAATCCGCAACCTGGAGCGGGTGATTGACCATTTGCTCCCGCACCCCGAGGAGAAGAAGATGGTCGCCAAGGTCAAGGCCGGATTGAAGAAGGGAGGCAAGCGTGCGACCAACCGTAAGGCCCGGTGACATTGCGTACGTTCGCGTCCGCGTCATCGGCCAAGTCAAGGCCAACGGGTTTGGCGAGATTGCCGTCGAACCCATCGACAAGTTCACGCAGCAGTCACGGCCAGGCATGTATATGTACGTCGAGGACAAGGAAGTCATCACGCTCGAAGAAGCAAGGAGGCTAGTCAAATGATCCCTCAAGGATTTGTTCGCGTCAGCAAGGGCAAGCCATGCCCGGTGTGCAGCAAGCCCGACTGGTGTTTGGTGGCGAAGGACGGGTCGGCGGCTATCTGTCCGAGATTGCCCAGCAACAAGCAAATCGGTGACGCCGGATTCCTGCACCGCCTCACCAACGACTTCCACCCGTCGATGGTGCCGACGTTTCAGAAGCCCGTCAGCATCGACGCTACGGGCATCGCACGCCGATACCAAGACGGCATGGGCGAGAAGGAATACACGTCGCTGGCTGAAGCGTTGGGCGTGTCGCAGGAATCGCTCATGGGCCTAAGCGTCGGCAAGGCCGACCAGTATCTTGAGGGAACGTACTCGTTCCCGATGCGAGATGCAAGCGACAACATCATCGGCGTAAGACTTCGCAACGCGGACGGACACAAGTGGGCAATCTATGGTTCAAGGTCCGGTTTGTTCTACGGCTCACTTGAGCATGGAGAAACGATCTATGTGTGCGAAGGTCCGACCGATACGGCGGCTCTCATGGACATGGGATTGTGCGGCATAGGCAAGCCGAGCTGCAATGGTGGAAATGAGATACTGGTTGAAATCATCAAAAAACTTCGACCGCCCTTGGTGGTGGTGATTGCCGACGTTGATCCCAAGTCAGGTAAATGCGATTTCTGCGAGCAGCAGTTCTGTCAGCACTGTCACCCTGGACAACACGGGGCGGCGACCACAGCCAAGGCAATCTCAGCCGTTGGTATTAGCGTCAAAATCATTGAACCAATCAACGCAAAGGATTTGAGACAGTGGCGAAGGAACGGTTTGACCAAGGCGGCATTTCAAGCGGTCGTCAACAATACGTTTTTCTGGTCAGGTTGACCTGACATATACTTTGCCATGAATCTCAATGACTATTTGACCCGAGAAGAAGCCGCCGATATTCGGAAGGTTTCTGTTAGGACTATTGACCGATGGCTAAAGGCCGGTTCTATTCCGCACGTTCGTTACCGAAGGCTTGTGTTGATCCGCAAGAAGGACGTGCTGAACACGGTCGCCCCTCGACCGGGACCGAAGTGATCGACATTTCGGAGCTTGCCATGATGCGTCCCAAAGGCAGAGCCAGAGGCAGGGTCAAGCACGAACCGGGTCGAATGAACCGGCTTGAAGCGGAGTATGCCGCATTTCTGTGCGGGGTCTTTCATCGGTTCGAGTCCGTCAAGTTCAGGCTTGCGGACAAGACGTTCTACACGCCGGACTTCATGGTCATGCTGGCTGACGGCAGCATCGAGTTCCATGAGGTCAAAGGATTCTGGGAGGACGATGCTCGCGTCAAGATCAAAGTCTTTGCGGAGATGTACCCCGAGTTCGTGGTCAAGGCCGTGACCAAGAGCAAGGGACAGTGGAACGTCGAAGTGATTGGCTGACTAGAATCCTGCACCATGGCGCAGGAACACACGACTTCCAAGACGGCGGTGGCAATTGCCTTGTGCATCGCCGCCGCCTTTTTGTTTGGATGTGAGCCGAAGGTGGCATCGCCACGCAACCCCGAGAAGCGGGTTGCAGCGAGCCAAGCCATGCTTGAAGCCGAACAACTCGCTCAAGAGAAAGAGCGAGAAGCCAAGGCAATCGAGTCAAAGTTTCAGGTAGCGGTCAAGAAGGTTGAGGCCCAGGCTCAGATCAATCTTGCTGAGATCACGGCGGCTCACAATGAATCTCTCGACAAGGTTCAGGCCGAAGCGACTGCATTGCGAGAAACCACAAAGCAGGCAATCACCGTGGCCGAGGAGCAGCAGAACGCTTGGCTCAATGGGATCAACGCCATCGGCGGTGTTGCCCAGCAAAGCGGATTGCCCGGCATCGCCACCATCGGCGGTTTGCTGACCGGCGTGATCGGCATGGTCAGTGCCGGTCGCAACAAAATTCTTGCAAGCAATGCCGAGGCCGAGAAGCAGAAGCAGGCTGAGATTGCGGCGAGACTTGTGGACTCAATCGACGTGCTGAAGCACATCGCACCTGAAGTAGCGGGGGCCATGAAAGCGAATTCCAGGATTCTTTCCGAGTGGCAAGGACCGGAGGTTGTCAACTTTGTGAACAAGGTTCAGCACACATGAGCAATCCCCCTTTGCTAGATGCCAACAAGCCCATTGCCGCCAAGCTTCTTCCGGGTCAGTGGTTTGGAGTGATCGGTGCCATACTCGTCGGTTCAGGCATGATCTACACCACGCTATTCAAGATGGATCAGAGCGTGGCCGAGGCACGGCGACAGGCCGCATCCGCCGAGCAAATGGCCGAGAAAGCCTTGGATCAGGCCAGTTCGATGAAGACTCAACTAGACAGTACCCTCATGCAACTTTCGGCCAAGCTTGGCCGCATCGAAGGTTTGCTTGAGGCCATGCAGAAGAAGGCCCAATAAGGAGCAAGCAATGGCTTCGTATGTATTCTCGTTCACTGGCGCAAACAGCAGCATTTCCAATACTACTGCCGGTCAGATTTGGCAAGAGATCCCCCTTGATTCTTCGCAAGGCAACTACGCCCAAGCCAATACCGGCCACCAAGCCATCGACATCAGTGCCACTGATTCGGCTGCTGGTGCGGCCAGCACGCTGACTTTGGCTTGGGTTGATTGCGACTCGAACAAGGCCAACTCGGTGATGGGCGTGAGCAAGATTGACACGATTACGATTACGCCCGGATCGAGAAAGACTGCGATTGACAACAGCGGAACCCCGGCGGTTTGTGCCGTTTCCGCCGCATCCTCAAGTAGCAGTCTTGTGAAGGTGACCGGCATTGGAGATGTGATTGACCTCCGCACGTCGCCCGTCGCCCTTCCCAAGCGTCGTCTGTTCATCGGTCTCACGACTCTTGGTGCCGGTGCGGGAACCATCACCGTCATCGTGACTCCGACCAAGATCATCTAATGGCTTCATACGTCGTTTCATTCTCAACGATCTCATCCAGTCTCACTGACTGGAAAGTGATACCGCTTGATGATTCTGACGCAACGTATTGCAATCCATCGCTGGGTCACGTTGGCGTTGATATCTCGGGCATTGACGTGAACAACGCCGAAGCAATCACCATTGGCGTTGCGTGGGCCGACTGCGACACCAAGAAAGCAAACGCAATCTTGGGAGTTACGAAGTACGCGGAATATCTTGGCGACATCAATGGACGGCGAACCGGATTGAACAACGCAAGCGGCGACTACGTTGTTGAAAGCGTCCGCGAATCAGTGACTTCATTGCCGCCCCCGATTCGATCACTTGGCATCGGTCCGGCGATTGATCGAAGGTCGTCGCCGCGAACCGGCATCAAGCGAATCATGCTTGTCGGCATCGTCGCCGCCGACATCCTGTTCCCATTTGGAATCACGTTGATTGTGACCCCGACCAGAATCATCTAATGCCACGCAAGAAACAGTCAACCGATTTGCCGGATGACATGCAGGCTGATTGGGTGCTTGCACTCAATCTGCCTGAGATCCCGCCGTCCAAGTTGTCAGGCAAGATCAACCCGGAACACTACCGAGTACGGCTTGCCCATATCAACCTTGTGGCCGAGGCAGCCGTCAAGCGTGGCGGTGCGATCCCGTTCAACGTCGAATCGCTCACGAAGATGATCGAGCGTGAAGCGTCGATGGCTGGTCTTGATGCGGCCAGCATCTCGGACGCACGCAGCGAGGGTGACAAGCTCACGGCTGCTGTTCAACGCCTGCTTGACGACGGCGACAAGGACACTATCTTCGAGATGACCGATGACGATATCGAGATCATCGAGAAGAACATGCTCAAGGCCATCGACGGTGAGCCTGGTGCATTGAGGCTGATTGAGGATCGGATGCTGCACAGCGGGATGGAGGACCGCTTGCAACGGGGAAAAAAGTGGCTCAACCGCCTGAAGCGGATCAAGCGGTTGAGGGAATACGCGAGGAACCCGATCCCGCCGAGCGTCAAGAAGACGCTGATCGACAACCCGACGCTTGAAGCCGCGTGGGAATCGACTCACATCCTTCGCTACATGCTGTACGTCGGTCGCACTTCGACCCTTCCGTACAAGACCGAGCGAGGATTCTCGACCGGCGTTTACCGATTCGGCAAGCATCACATCCGGTTCGCGGTCGATACTTGGGAAGCACGCACCGGCTGCGACTACTACCAAGGCAAGATCAATCTGCGTGGCCGTCGACCCAACAAGGGCGTGATCCTCATCGCACCGCCAGGCCACGGCAAGAGCGAGTTCGCTTCGCACTATCTCGCCCTCGAAATCAATCTCAGGCCCACCACGCAATCGCTCTACATCCATGCGATTGCTGACAAGGCTCAAGAACAGAAGGCTCACGTCGCTCGCCTGTTTGATCGAGAGACTTCGGCTGGTCGTCGCAATCTGTCCTTGTGGAATCACGTTCTCGACAAGAGCGACAACAACAAGACCAAGATGCGTCTGAAGTTGCCGGAGCGAACCAAGTCGCCCACGGTGACGGCGACCGGCATCATGTCGGCCCAGCTCGGTGCCGACACCAACATCCAGATCCTCGACGACATCGTGCCCCAATCCGACGTGGATCAACCCACCGAACGCGACCGTCGATTCAAGATTCTGTCCGGTACGTTCGGCACTCGCCAGCGTGGTCAAGATACGTTCAGGGTCGTCATCGGTACGTTCTGGCACCATGATGATGCCCTGTCTCGATTGTGGAAGACGAGCGACCGAAGCGACCTGTACTTGTGCAGCAAGCAGTACACGGGCGGCCCCACTACGTCGCCGCCGTTCTTTTCCTTGTGGCCCGAGGTGTTCCCTGCCAGCGAACTTCGCCGTCGCTTTCAGGAGATGAACCAGAACATTTCTCTTTGGTCGGCCAACTATCAAGGCAACCCGATCACCGAGGAAGCAAGGCTCATCAAGCGGCTGGCGTATTACGACCCCGACGATCCGAGCCATCAGGATTTCATGGCATCGTCGGTGTACCACGTCACGGTTGACCCCACCGCCACCAACAAGGAAACCAGCGACAAGGCAGGCTTGCTGTACGTCGCCGTGGGCGAAGTCCCGACCGTCAGCATCAAGGACGGCGAGACAAAGTTCGGGTTCGTCAACAAGGCCAGGATCATCGACTACAAGGAGATCCGCGTCAATCAGGTGGAGTTGGCCGACACCGTGGCCCGATACGCCGCGACCCATCCGGTGTATCAAGTCCACATTGAAACCCGTGGCGGTTTCCAAGCCACCGCCGATATCCTCCAGAACAAGTGGGGAATCGAAGCGGTACGTCACGACCCAGGCCCCAAGAACAAGGAGCAACGCCTCAAGCAATGCGCAGGCGTGATCGACAACTCCCTGCAAGGCTTGCCCGCATTGGTTGAGTTTCCCGGCGTGACCATGACGGATGGCAAGGTCAGCCAAGACGAAAAGCACAAAGCGTTCTACCAGCAGTTTCTCGATTTCGGCTACGCCACCGACGACCATTGCGTTGACGCGCTCACTCAACTCGTCAACTACCTGCTACGATCAGGCGTGTTGGTCGCCGGTGGCGAGGCGAGTGTGGCCGTGGGCGGCATCAGGGAACCAAGAAACCCCCGCATGTCATCCGAACTCGATCAGTACGAGCAGCCCAAGCAACGCCATGACGGGGCCGAGGATTGGAACTGGTTTTCCGAGAGGAGCATGGAATGAACGAAGCGGTAGTCATCACAATCGTCGTCACGGCGGCGACCGTCGCACTTTGCTTTTGCATCATTGCTGCCAGATCAATCGCCGCCATGTCGAACGCAATCAACGAACAGAACGAGAAGCATTCGCAGCACATGCGGATTCTGACCAATATGTTCGCGGAATCAAGCCTGGCGATCAGCGAGAAGAATCTCGAACTTCTCATGCGGAAGCATGACGTTCAGACGGCTCCGGTGACTCGATACAATCCCCCGGCACCGCCCGAAGATACCTTTGACATCAACGCCATCATCGAGGCAGGACCGCCTCATGGCGGCGATCCCAGCAAGTAAGGACTGAACCATGCCAGCATTCGCAACCAAGCAGGAGCTTGATGCTTTCATCACCGAAGCCATGCACGCGGCTTACGGATATCGCACGCAGTTGGCTCAGATCGTGGGCAAGTGCGAGTGCTACTTCGAGGGCATCCAGTACATTCAGGCAATCGGTTTCGACCGATTCGTGAATACGACCACGGGCAGACTGCTGGCTAGGTGGAATCCCGACCTTCCTTCATTGAGGGTGACGCACAACCATGTTACCGAGAAGGTCACCGTCGCTTCCGCTGCTACATATCCGACTGCGTTCGATGCCCAAATTGAACCTCCGATTCGAGATCATGGTGTCGGTGCGGCAGTTGTTGCACAGACGTTGGAAGACACGCTTTCCGCGACGGTGAAACACAGCAACTTGCTGGAGGTTGCGCAGGACGCGAACCTCCGGCGTTGCATCGCTGGCACCTACGGCATCGGTCTTGGAATCAGGCAGTACAGCCGACCCGTCAACATGGGCGGTCAGACCGTTCAAGTCCCCAGCAAGGAAATCTTCGCGTTTGATATTCACCCAACGCGATTCATCCTTGACCCGTACCTGACTTCGCGTGATCTACGCCAACACAATTATGTCATCTACTACGACGTGTGGACGATTGACAAGTTGCGGGCGATGTACCCAGACGTGCAATGGGACCCTGATTCAATGTCAACCGTGGGGCAGCTCACGCCCTACGAGCAGAGCATCAGCACCCTCAGCAACGCCAGGCTGTTCGAGAAGTATCGCACGTTCTCGACAACCAAGGGTGCCATCGTCTACCAGATCCATCGCAAGGATGAGACTGGAAGGTTCGGTGAATACTACATCGTCGTCAAGACCAGAGACAAGGACATCAACTGGATCAATGAGGGTGATACGTCTACTCCATTCGGCGGCGATGGTTTACCATTTGTGCTGCTTCATGGAAACCGTCGTGCAAACAGCATGTGGTCGATAGGCGACGTGTCGATGATTATGGATAGTCAGGACATGCTGAACCTGACGTACACCATGATTTTCCGTCACTTGCAGAAATACGTTTCGCCACAGTACATCGTGGATCGTCGTTGGTTCGGCATCAACGGCAGCAAGGAAGACTTCCGAAACCAGTTCACGAATCAGGTCGGTGGCTTGATCGTCGGTTCGCCGTCGAGCATGGACAAGAGCATCATGCCGCCGCAACTGATGAGCGGCACGCCGCCTCAGCCAGCTCTGTTTGAGTTGATTGATCGTTCATCCATGAAGATGCGGAACGACACGTTCCGCACTGAGATGAACGTCGGTGGCGGTGCCAAGAGCCACGTCCCCTTTCAGACCACCAATCTCCTTCTCAACGAAGGCGACCGCGTACTTGGCATCAGAACAACTGAGGACATCAAGGCATATGAGCAACTGCTTGGCGTGGCCCTAGGTACTCAGATCAAGCACGTCCAAGAGCAGTCAGCCGGTACGCTGGCGATGCTCAGCAGCGAAGGATTTGACGAGCAGGATATCACAATCCTCTTGCAGACAGACGTTTATGAGCCGACTGCAAAATTGCAGTTGGATGAGGCGAGCGTTCGCTACACCAGCAGCACCGAGCGTCGTCAAACCCTGACGGCGGCGTTGTCAGCCCAGGCTATCAGCCCCGCCGCCTACGTCCGTGGCATGGCTGAACTCGATCAGGCGTTGACCGAGGAGGATCGGTACATGCGGCAGGAGATTGAGAAAGCCGTCAATCGCTGCGTCATGGGTGAACCGTGGCAGCCCATGCCGCTCGGCCAATACAACGACTGGTGTTTGAGCGTCCTAACACGGGCGCAGTTTGACCGTCGAATCGTCTTTGATCCTGAATCAAAGATGCGAATTGCTCAGGCGATTCAAGCTCAACAGCAGATGCAAGTGCAAGAGAAGTTGGCGGCTGATCCGGCATTCCAAGTCCAGCAAATGCAGCAACAGCAGCAAGCGGAGATGCAGCAACAACAGCAGCAACAGCAACCCCAAGTCACGCTGGCAGATATCCTGGCTGGCGTTGGAGGTTGACGGCTATAGTTAGTGCGTCCTAACCCGCGATTATGCGGCGGACAATGAGGAACATGCAAATGGCAGAGTTTGGAAACGCGGCAGGGCAACCCAACCAGGCCCCTCAACCCGCAAGGAACGATCTCTCTCAACCGCAGATCGACCAGAATGAGTTTGCACGCTTGCAACGTGACGCTCAACGTGCCCGTGGAATGCAACCGTACTTTGAGGCCGGATCACAATACGGCATCAAGACCCCCGATCAATTGCGTGAAGTCGGGGAACTCTACAAGACGATGAATGAGCAAGGCATCAAGCCTTCTCAACTCGCCCAAATGTTCGGTTCTCACGTCGCTCAAGTGAGCGGTTCCCCGGAAACTTTGAGCAAGGCTGACATCGAGCAAATCGTCGGAGAAAGGTTGTCGAAGGCTCAGGCTGACATGATCCGTCAGGCGGCCCAGAAGGAACACGATTCCGCCATCGACAACGAATACGGCGAATTCCTGCCGGAGAAGCTCAAGTCCGTGCTTGGCGAGAATGCAGACGATGCCCTTGTGGAACTCGCTCGTTACGCCGCCATCGGCAAGTACAGCGAAGTCCGCAGTCAGTACGGCGAAGATCACCCGCTCAAGGGAATGTTCGGCCCTGCTGGCAAGGAAGGGATCGGGTCGATTATGAACTGGTTGAAGGAATCGGGAACCAAGCTGAAGGCAAGTCAGTCTCTCGCTCTCGGTGCGGCGGCTCGCAAGACCCCCGCATCAACCCCTGCCGGTAATGGTTCCGGTCAGGGCAAACCCAGCAATGCACCGGGTCGTCCCGGTGGACTCCCGAGTCGTGAACAGGTTGAGGCGTTCGCCGCCCAACTGCGTGCGAAGCGGGGCGTTTGATATAAGGAGTCTGCCCAATGGCAGCTGAACCGTATGATTCTGCATGGTTGCTCGAAGATGTTTCTAACATCATTCAGCAACAGTATTTCCCCGAATTCACCGAAGAAGCTCCGGGTCGTTTCGGCTCGGTGGTGAACAAGTATTTCAAGCCCTCGATGGATTCCATCACGGGCGACGGCAAGACGATGCAGGTCGAGATCGCCCCCGGCGATACCGTCCGCTTCGGCACCGACCCCCTCGGTGCGTTCGCTCAGCCCGACGTGTTCCAGGCTGGCGTGCTGAAGGTTCGCTTCAACAAGGCGACCCCCAGCGGCAACGATTTCAGCCACATCTCTGCTTCGTGCCAAACCAACGACATCGACCTTGAAGTTGCCGGTCGCGGCAGCATCATCGACTTCGTTGAACGCATGTTCAAGCAGGTGATGCCTGAGTATGACGAGAAGCTGGCGATTCACCGCCACCTTGCTCGTTCGTGTCAGGTCGGCACCGTCAACGGCACCGTCAAGCAGAACAACACCTACTACTACGCCGATGCTTCGGCCACGGCGAGCAACGCCAACGGTGCCCGCTTCCAAGTGAGCAACGGCAGCATCTCGTACTTTCGCGCCGGTACTCGCATCGACATCTACAACGGCGCAACGCTTGTTGCTGGTAACGTCGCCGTGACTGACTCGAACCCCGCCGATCTCAGCGTCGGCGTTCAGTTTGTCAGCGGAAGCAATCCAGTTCGCAACAGCACCGGCGACCTCGCCAATGTTGCGACCGGCTACAGCATCTATTACACTGGCGAAAAGAACGCTGGCATGTATTCGCTCGGCGCGTACTTCTCCAGCCCCACCACCAGCGACTCGTTCATTGGTGGCGTGAACCGCACTGACAAGTCAAACCGCTGGCTGATTCCCGTGACGACCCGTGCGGGTCAAACGTCGGCCACCCTGACCAAGAGCATGATCGACGATCTTGCTGTTGCGATGGGCTACCGCGACGAGGATGAGCAGGGCGTGGTCATCACCACCTCGCCGGATCTTCACCAGAAGATTCGTAACGAGTACACCGAAGCCGCGTTCCTCAACATCCCCGATGGCGACAACCGCACCAAGCGTTTCGCCAACTTCGGCACCCTGGGCCTGAACTATCAGCACCCGGTGTTTGGTCTTGTGAAGGTCATGTCTGACGTGCTTCACACCCCGAACACGGTTCGCGTCATCGTCCCCGAGACTTGGCGTTCGCTGTACTACGGCTTCCGTGGCCTGAAGATGATGCCCGGCACCAAGGGCGGCTGGTACCGCGTGACGGAGACCACTCCGAACACCGGCCTCAGCAAGATTTGGAAGTGCGATTGGTACGCTCTGCAAACGGACTGGTGCAGCCAGCCGTGGAAGAACGGCCAGATCCTCAACGTCAGTGCCACCTAAGGCATCCCTCCTCCCTGCCCTGTTTGCCGTAAAGGTGACGGGGCGGTTTCAAATGCTTGACAACCGCTTCCCTTGGCTCTGTAGGATCGACGAGGCTCCGGTGTGCTTTACTGACCGCAAGCGTGCCCAACGCTTCATTGCGGCTCTGAACGCACGCACCGGGGTCAATGGCTGCTTCAACCGCCGCACGGGTGGATTGTTTCTCTACTACGGTGCGTCCCCGAATCACGGTCCTTGCGAGATCCCGTTCGCAAGTGACCACGGCTGGAAGTTGGATAGCCACGATATCGACGAGACTGTTCGGGCGTTGCAGTACGGCCACCGCTCCAGGCAGGAGAAGGTTGAGCAGGAGCAACGCAAGGAGGCCGAGGAGAAGTACAATCAAGACGTGCAGACTCAGCAGTTCCTTGACAATAACCGCAAGGGGGCTGAGGACACGGCGGCGTTCCTCGACAGGAAACGCCGGGGAGTCGGCAAGGTTTCAATCGCAACTTGAAAGGAAGATACTTCAATGATACAGGCACGGGTCAACGAACTGCTTGGCGGCGCACCGAGCATTCAATCCATTTCCATCACAAGCGCAACGCAAGTGATTGCCATTCCTGACGGAAGCTCATGGATTGAGTTGAGCAACACCACCGCCGGATCAATCACGCTTGGCGCGTCCAACGCGATTTTCTCTTGTGCCCCATCGTCGCGGCACAGAATCGTGTTTCTGTACAACGCTTATTCGGCAAGCGGACAAGATGTTGTCCTGACGACCACCGCCAACACGACGACGGCAGGATATTGCGACCTTGGGGCCAGCAACGTCACCCTCGGCACAACCGATGTACTTTGCCTTCGCATTCGTGGCGACGGCAGCGCAATCCGCGTGTTCAACACTGATAACTAATCCGATCATGTTGATCGGTAAACACGGACGCACCCCGTAAATAGGTGCAAGACAGGAGATTCACATGAGTACTCGTACGATTGACACGAACAAGCTCGTCAATGGCTACGTCAGCCAAGGCTGGTACAACGGTCGCAAGGCGACCACCGTTCGCCAGCGTTGCAACCTGACGTACGGTTCTTACTTCGCCCTCAACTACACCCTTCCCGCCCGCTCTCGCATTGTTTGGGCTGAGATGCTGGTCAACAGCACCGTGACCGCCGGTACGGTTACGGGCGGTCCCGCCGCCGCCGCCGCCGCCGGTGTTGGTCTGTTTGTGTTCCCGCCCGCCGCCACCGCCAGCACTCCCATCACCACTCCTCCCAACACGGCGACCCAAGCGTTTACCAGTTTCTCGGGCGGCACCAGCGGATATCTGGTTTCGACCACGCCTGATTTCACGACGGCTGTAACTTCGCAGGTTCGCGGCATTCCCCAGGTCTATGCGACCAATGCCTCGAATATCCCGCACAACCCGCAGACCGCTGGCGCGATGATTGCGCTGATGCCCATTTCCACGGCTGCCACCGGCCTGATTGCGTATCCGGCTGCGACCGGCTACTACTTCGGCACGGCTGCCACGGTGACTGCCGCCGGTCAGATCGACGTGACTCTCTACATCGAGGAATACGAGCAGGCTCCCTACGCTTCGTGACTTGTTCTGTGGACGTGGTACAATCCCGTCCAATGAACACGACACAAATCAACAACGGCGACAAGGGCGATTCCAGCAATGGAGTCGCCCTTTCTTCTGATATTGAATGGCTTTTCAACAGAGAAGGCGGATGGCAATTCGGTGAGGCTGGAGTCATTCAAGCCGTCGCATCAAAGCTTGATTGCAACAAGATCGCAGTCGAGTTTGGTGGAGGTCATTCATCTCGAAAGATCACGGTTCAACGATTGATTGGCGAGGGATGGAATGTCATTCTGTTTGAGGGAAACGATGAATGCTTTGACAATTTGAAGTCTGAAACAGAAGGCATGAAGAACGTCAAGGTATTCAACAAGAACGTATCCGTTGAAGGAGCGGATTGCATCGAATCTTGTCTCGATCAGGTTCAATGCCAATCGCCTGACGTTTTTGTAATCGACGTTGACGGCAATGATATTGAATACATGCAGAGCATGAAGATTCGGCCCAAGGTTCTTTGCATTGAACACCATGACGTTTGCGACCCGAGCATCAATCACCTTGAGCCTGTAATCCCCGACAAGTCTGAATACGGCAAGTACAACAAGAGCGGGTATGCAATTCAGGCGAACATCGCCGCCGTCAACAATCTTGCTGAACAGATTGGGTACAAGAGAGTTTGGAGCAACAGAATCAACAGCATTTTCGTGCTGAATGATTTGTACGAAACAGTTGCCAAGATCCCTGAAGATCAGCCTGAAGACGTGTATGACTACGACGCTTTTGGGTGCAAGCGAAATTGGATGAAGATTGAAAATCCCAAGGTCAGTCTGATTCTTAGTCAGCCGAGACTTTGCTTCACGGATCATTCGGATCGAATCACCGCACTTGCCTCATCTCTCAAGTTCAACACGTTCAGGTCGGTTGGTGCGTTTTGGGACAGAGACATTGAGATGACGACGAAAAACGCGATTGTCGTTGACAATCCTGACTTCTTGTTGTACAGCGACTACGACAGCGTGTTTAATCCCGAAGACGTTTTCAAACTCCTTGAGGTCATCAACAACGATTCAACCATTGCCGCCATCGGTTCGGTGCAGATGAGCCGACATGATGACAGGCCGCTGGTGTTTGAGGCTGACAGAGACTACTCCAAGACAACGACCAAGGTTGACTATCAACACTTTGGATTGACGCTGATTCGCCGCCAAGTCTTTGAGGAACTTCCTCAGCCTTGGTTCTGGTGTACCCCTGGAATGTGGCCCAATGGTCGAGTTGGATGGGATGCCCCGGGCCGAAGTGACGCTGACATCACGTTCTGGCGACTGCTTCGCAACGCCAACATGAAGGTCGTTCAGCACAACGAGGTCGTCATCGGTCACATGGTTCTGTGCGTCAAGTGGCCCAAGGACACCGGCTACGGCGTGCAGCTCCAGCCCATTGAAATGTACAACCGTCACGGAAAGCCGAAGACTGCTACGATCAACCAAGAAATCTACCGGCTGAGAATGGCGGAGGAGGCTAAGCGAAAGCAGGAGCAGACCAATGGCTGACTTTGCGTACGGGACAGAGGTGCAGAATCAGATTGCCTACGCCCTGTTCGGCGGCAACTACTCGTCCCTGACTTCCGATCAGAAGGCCGCGTTGGATGGAACTCAATCAACCTCGCCCCCGACCAAGGGGTTTGCGTTGTTGGCGTGGCAGCAGGTCGGTCAGATTGCCCAATGGTGGTATCAGGCCGGGGCGACGACCACCCCCGACGTGTGGCAGCACTGGTTCGTTGCTAGAGCCTGCAAGCTCATGGCGGTGCAGTACCGCCCAGACCGCTACGCCTTGTTCAAGGAGATGGACGAGGCGGCTCAGGCATCGGCCATCAAGTCCTTCCAGAAGGAAGCGGCGACGGGCAGCACCGTCAGCACCCAGGCCACGACGACCAACATCCAGACGGTCAGGTACGAGACAATGCAGGCGGCCATCAACCGCTCACCGTCAATCTTCCTGTCTCCGGCTGAGATCGACTCCGCGACCCTGCGGTGCCTCCGCATCCTGTGGAATCAGGCCGACTGGCTGTTCCGTCGCCGCGAGGTCACGATGACGCTGGCGACCGACTCCACCGTCACGTTCACCCCCTCGGTCAGTTTCGATTCGTTTGTTTCGACCAGGCTCACCTACACCGACGCTTCGGGCTACGGCATCCACTGTTTCTGGGCCGACCCCGACAAGTTTGCCGACGTTGCCACACTGAACGTATCCCAAACGGGCCGGCCCATGTTCTTCCGCGTGACGCAGGCCACGCCGACCACGTTCACTTGGCAGTTTGCACCGGCACCGGATCAGGAATACACGCTTCGGTCTTTGGTCAACATCCAGGGTCCGGCAGATCCATCAAACGCCACGGACACCACGCCCTTTGATTTGTTCCCGGTGGAGTTCCATCAGATCATCCGCGACTGGGTATTGGGCGAGTGCTTGTCGAAGCGTGACGGCCAAGCCAAGGCTGACGGCAACGAACTCCGTAAGCGTTGCCAAGACGAGCTGGAACGGCTTGCCACCAAGTTTGCCGACATTGGCAACGTGACCACGGATGCAGGTTCAGTCCGCGACGTGTACAATGACCTGCAATACTTCGGCAACTACAACATGCTCGGCGGTGCAATGTGAGTATGCAGGCGTTCATCGACATGATTCAGCAACATGCCGAGGCGAAGCGGCAAGTGATGCTGGCTGACGTTGCAAGAAAGTTCAACGCCAGCATCAACGGCAACTCTCTTGAATTGCCGGACGGTTCGATGGAAAGAGAATACAAGCAGGGCGCGTTCATTTCGCAGACGCTTTCTGAGGCCAACATCAAACCCAAATGAGTTGCGAATCGGAAATCCTGACGGCGATCCTCAGCGTCATCACCGGCGACACGTCGGGCGGCTTTGCCGATTCCACTTCGACTTCGTATTGCCGAACCATCTACCGATTCGACGACCCGGACGGTGATAGAACCTTGAGCAACTGGCCGCAGCTCTACGTCGAGGTGCCAAACATCGGGGCGATGGATGCGTTCGGCGTGGGTGTGTATCAATGCGAGATCCGGTTTCACATCAAGACTGACCAAGACACCAACTTCGCCAACCACGACGCAATCGTCAAGCGGGTTCGAGACAAGTTTCACAGGCAGACATTGACGGCTGGGAGTGAGTTTGGTTTTTCGACTACTCGCATAGTCAGCGTCAACCGGCTCCAGCAGATCAACAACAAGGAACTGCACACGGTCGTCAACGCCAGGCTAATCGCACGCACGAACTCGGGAATCTGACATGGCACAATTCATCACCGGCGACCAAGGTTCATTCACGTTTGCGGGAGCAGAAAATGTTGTCGTTGCCAATTTTGGACAATGGAGTGCGGTCATCGACCGCAACGTGTTTCCCACCACGCCGTTTGGCTATTTGACCGACCGCGTGACCCTTGGCCGACCTAGGGTGCGAGGCTCGTTTGTCGGGTTCTTTGACGGAGACATTACGCCAAAGATTCCTGAAAATGGTTCCACGTCAGGAACGCTCACGCTCTTGCTCAAGTCCGGCAAGTCCTATTCGTTCAAGGCCCGCATTCACTCGCTCGGCATTGGTGCCAACAGCGTCGAGGGCGGTCCCATTCAACAGCAGTATCAGTTTGTCGGATCGGCTGATACCAACGCCGACACGATCACGGTTGCCTAATGCCTGAAACCCAATCACAGCCCGGCGACCAGAACCAGCCCACACATACGGCGGCGAAGGTTGTCATTCCGTTCGACATCGACATCAGCCAGATTGAAACCAAGTTGGCTTCGCTTGAGCAGCGAATCGCCAATGCCAGAAACGTCGGCGGTGCCACCAGTCAAGAACAAACCGTCAGTCAATCCCGCGATGACAGGGTTGGCGACATGGGGACCGAGAAGCAGTTGATGATGACAACGATGCTCAGGATCTCGGATCTCATGCGTCAGATCAATGACACCGTGACGCTGATTTACAATACTCAGTTGAACAACAATGCCTAGTCCCATCGTCACCAAGCTTGAGCAGAACTATCGCTACGCAACCGGAGCGACGGGTGGCTATGCCACCGAGTTGTACGAGGTGAAGTACGTCGATCCGCTCCAAGCTCTTGAGGATCAGGCCACCGCCGCAGGACTGCCAAAGGACTATCAGCCTCATCCGCTCAATCCCGATCTCCAAGTTCGTGAGCGAGTCATTGAACTGGTGATCGACAACCAGACCACGATTGTTCGCGTTGACTATCGCCCCGCCTCATTTGACATCGGCGTGATTCAGTCAATTTCAGAATCAACCGAAGTCCGCAATTTGAAATTGATTTGGACGGCCAACTCAATCACGTCGCCTGATGGGGGCAATGCTTCTACGGGTTGGATTCTTCGCGGCGGCGACTACGACAGGGACATGGCCGTAAAGCTATTCACCACCATCCGTCGATATTCGGTGCTTGCTGGCGGCGACGTGAATCAAGTCTCCAACGCCATCATCGGCAACAAGGGTCGGTGGTACAAGATCGGCTCCTACCCGAACGAACGCATCTTCGTGTTTGTTGACGGCAAGCTTCGCAGGCTCAAGGACGGTCGCGTCTATGCCGAATACATGTTTGAGACTCACAACGGATTTGATTTGATTCCCGCAGGAACGTATCCGGGTCAAATCCTCGATGTACCAGCGTGCCCGCCCGCCGGTATGGTCTTCACTGACCTGACGTTCTCGTCAGGCCCTCGCTACACGGTCAAGACGGTTCTTCAAATGTACAAGCCAGGCTTGCCTTTGCCCGGATTCTCGTAATGCCCATTGACGACTCAATCAAGATTTACCAAGGGGTTGTCACCAGCAGCTTCGGCAGCATGACCGCCGATGAGCTGTTGTATCACTACTGGGCAAGGGATGTTTCCAACCCGGATTCGTACATCAAATCAACCCAACCCGCCAAGCCACGTCGCCCTTTCAGCGGCAACATTGAGATTGAGGAAGCGTTGCCGCCTGGAGCGGCGATTCTTGTCATTGAGCAGAAGGCGAACAGGACTCTCATCCTCATCGACCAAGAGAAGTACGCCACGACGGAGTGCCAATGAGCAGCGCGATTCCCGCCATCCAGACGGGTCAGATCAACAACGAGCTGAACACGTCCACGAAGGCGTGGTATTCATACAACGTGTCGGGCTATACGTCCGTAGTCATCCACGTCAATGCCGCACCGGGTACGACCTGGGCCGCAGGCGTGCAGATCGACGTGGAGATTTCGCTTGACGGCTCCAACTGGTCGGCGTTCTCGACTCCGCAAACGTACACCGCGAACGGCGTTCAGGCCAAGCTTGATATCCAAGACGTGAAGTACATGCGAACCCGCATCTCAACCAGCGGCTCGGCTGGTCAGATCAGGGTCATTGTGTATGGAGACACCAATGCGTGAACTCCATCCGCTCGGCAAGATCACATTCCCGTACTTGCAGCCCAACGTCATCACCAACCCATCAACGGGTGGCGGCGGTGCCCTTGGCTACTACGGATCGTTCTACGACACCACCAGTCAAACGATTGCAAGCACGACGACAGCATACGTCATCGGCATCAACACCACGCTTGAATACAACGGCGTGACGATTGTCGGCGGAAGCAAGATCACCTTTGCAAACGCCGGAGTTTACAACGTCCAGTTCTCGGTTCAGCTCGCCAGCAGCGATACTTCAATCCACGATGCGAGCATTTGGCTGAGAAAGAACGGCGTGGACGTGCCGTACTCGACCGGCATGGTCAGCGTCCCCAACAGCCACGGCGGCATCGACGGCAAGATCATCTCTGCGTGGAACTACGTCCTGACGGTTGCGGCTGGCGACTACATCGAGTTCTGGTGGCAGGCCGAAAGCACCAATGTCTACATCGCCGCCGTTCCCGCAGGAACCACCCCGACAACGCCGACCACGCCCAGCATCATCGTCACCGCTCAGCAGGTGATGAACACGCAGATTGGCGCATCTACGTTCACGGCTTTGACTGATACCCCGTCAAGCTACACGGGTCAGGCCAACAAGTACGTCATGGTCAACAGTGGTGAGACCGCCCTGGAGTTTGCTTCCGTCAGCGGAGGCGGTGGAAACGCCGTCATCGCCACGCTTGATTTCGGTACCAGCAAGGGCGACTACTCGACTTCA